CTCTTAACAAATGTACCCAAAGCAACCAACGCAATACCAGCCACAATTGCACCAACACCACCTAAAGATTCTAAGGCAACTTTAATTGACTCCGCAGCAACACCAGTTGCAATGGCCATTTTTCCAAATTGTATTAAAGCATCTGCTAAAGGCATTAAAACCATATTAATGGAAAAACCTGCACCAGCTAAAGCATTGCCAAGTTGTTCTCCAAGGGCAAATGCAACATCTGTTAAAGTATTATTTACTAAGTCTGTTAATTGTTCATTTAACTTTTCAATGTCAACCATTGTTTTCTCAATCTGATATTCAGCATCAGTCATTGGTTGAACAATACCCTCGGTTATAGCACCTTTTACAATAGTGCCTACTTCTTCAGATGTATTAGCTAAATTTCTCATTGATTGAGAAACACCACCTATGAAGCCTGTAGCTTTTTGTATTCTTGCACCTATATCATCTGTAAATATTTCTTTAAACTCTATATCTTTTGGTGCTTGAAATTGAGCCAGAGGAGTAACAATTAATTTCCGGCTTTCAATTTTATCAAATTGTTCGTTTACTTTTGTTAAACTATCTTTTACTTGCCTATATTTATCAGCTAAAGCCAATGCATCAGCGGACAAAGCACCTTGTGTTAATACAACACTCTTGTATTTATCTTCAGTAGTTTTTAATTCTTCATTTAATAACTCGTATTTTGTCTTTACCTTATCTGTACTATTTTTTAAATTGTCATTATTTGTTACTTCTGTTTGTTTTGTTCCCTGTAATGCATCTAATTGACTTTGATATTTAGTAATCTCATCTTTTAAATTTTTTACAGTTTCGGAGTTTTTACCATATTTTGCAGAACCTTCTTCTAAAAAAACATTTAAATCTTTAACCTTATTACTAAGGTTTTCAATTTTTTCAGCTTTTAATTTATCGTTATAAAGAGTTTGTTTATCAGTTAGTGTTACAAGACTTGCTTCTGTTTTATTATAAGCATTTTTTAATGTTTCAATTTTAGTTTTTAATGCATCAATATTTGCGCCTTGAACATCATATTGTTTTGTTCTAAAATAAATAATTGCTCTTCTAAATCAAGTAATTTTTTTTGTTGTTTTTCAAGAACTCCTTGAGCAGCTAATACTTTAAATTTATTTTGTAAAGCAATATTACCTTTTTCTTGTGCAATTCTTACTGCATCAATACTGGTAGCTTCTTCTAATAAATTAGGTAAATAATCCGAGTATTTAGTATTTATAGTTTCAAGTGCTTTTGATCTTGATATTAAACTTGCATTTGCATCTTGAAGAACATTCATTAAACTATTAAACTCTACACTTTCTTTTCTTGCATTTTTAGCACCAACAGACAAATGCTCGTTAAAAGTGTCCATTGGCTTGGAAGCATTATTGTAATTATTAACCAATAATCCAACGGCAATTGCAGCCGCAGCAATTACAGTAATCCATCCACCAGTAGTTAATGCTAATGTTTTAGTAACTTTATCAAATATTACAAGTTGTCTAACCGCTTGACCCATTACATAAATGAATGTACCTAATGCAGAGCCAACTTGTCCTATAATCCATGCTAAACCACCAAATATTGCTATATTTTTAGTTGCACCTAATATAAACTTTTGCATTCCATCAGATAAACTTCCAAACCAATCAGACAACATATTTATCCTTTCGGTTACACTATCTATCACCGCTTCTAAATCTATATTCTTTAAAATGGCTTTACCCATTTCAGCAGAGGCAAATTTTAAAGCATCTCTCAAGTTGTCAAATTGATTTCTTATGCCGCCTGTTGAATTTAATACTTCTGGTAAAACCGCTAAAGATTCGGTTAAACGCATAGCAAACTCTTTAGCACCAACACCGGTTGCTCTTACCGCCTCAATATTATCTGTATTAAATGCTAATTTTAAAGCTTTGCCAATTAAAGGAACGGCAGATTGAATAGGCTTAAAATCTTCTGCAAGAATCCTATTCTTAGAAATCATTTGAGTTAACTGGTATTGTACGGCTTCTAACTCAACCGCACCACCACCAGTTGTAGCAATTGCTTTACCAAATGTTTCTAATATCTTTCTTGCTTGTTCTGCCTGTAAACCTACCGCTTGTAATCTAATACTACCTCTAACTGCCTCTTCAAAGCCTAAACCTGGTAACTTTGCACTTTCTTTTAATTTACTTAATTCTTTTCCTGCTTCACTTGTACTACCCATCACCGCTGCCATGCCCCTCTCTAACTGATCCATAGAGGCTGCTGCATTAACAAAACTTGAACCCATAGCAATTATAGGTCCTGTAAATCCTAATGTTACACCTCTACCAATAGCTAAAGCCTTTTGGCTAAATGCGGCCATATCCCTACCAACTACCTTTAATGCCCTTTCTAAAGGACTGGCATCAGCACGAATTTTTATAGATAGTATTCCTTGAGCCATTATAGTATTTCTTTAGTTAGCATTGAGTTACCTTTAACCAACGTGTCCATTAAATCCATTTCTTGATAATCCCTTTCTGTTAAAACCCTTTGTTTAAAGTTATGATCCCACGGAAATTTTATAAGATCATTAGGCTTTAAAGTTTTATGTTTGCCAACATAAGGTAACATTGCATTAAATGCAATAAACCTTGATTGTTCCCAGCTTAGTCTATATTGATTGTTTACAGAGTTATAATAACCATCAATTTTAATCATTAATTCTCTCCAATCAAACATATTCATTTCATCCGGTGTCATCTGTAATTCACCCAAACACATTTTTTCAATATCCTCAATCTCAAGAGGTTTTGCGTTTGGGTTACTTAGTTTTTTTCGTTTTCAGTCGAACCGCCTCCCATACTTTGAGCAACTAAATCACTAAAATCTTGTAGCTTGTTATAATCATCAACCATTTCACAGAAGGATTCTAAATTGTAAGGATTATCTTTTCCTTCTCTTTTATAGCCATTCTCTACCCCTAAATAAATAACTTCATACAATAAACTCAAATCATCATCTAAAGCTTCTTTAAATAATGAGAATTTAATGTTTTTTTTCTTTAAAAATAAACTTAATGCATATCCACCTAATTTAAAAGGAATTTCATTTTTGTTTATTTCAATGTGATTTACCGATACCATAAAAAAAAGTTTATTGATTTATAATTGGATACTAATGAGAGTTGACATAGTGTCAACCCCCAAATAGTATCGGAAAAATTTATGCAGTTGTAGCAGTAACAATGTTAGAGTATTCCCCTGTTCCTGTAGCATTTATAGCAGCAACCCTAAAGTTGTAAACCGTTCCAGTAATTAAACCAGTTACCGTAGCAGTAAGTGCAGTAGATACTGCGTCTGTAAATGTCAAATATGTCTGTGAATTACTTGTCTTGTATTGAACAAGATAATCTGTAATTGGGTATCCACCGTTAGGTGTAGGAGCAGTCCAAGTTAATGGCATAGTTGTAGTTGTCGGTGTTCCAGCTGATGCAGTTGGAGCGCCAGGAACAACTTTAGTGTATCTTGTAACCGCACCATTTACTCTTAAAGAACAAGAAGCAGTAACACTTTCTTGGTTTGCAGCACTCAAGGACAAACTTTCAATAAAGGCATTGAATGTAAATATAGAATCACCAGTAACATCTGATGTATATGTACATACAATGGATGTTCCCGAATCCCAAGAAGAAAATAGTGTGTTAAATTTTGTATTTGCACTTGCATCACCAATATCAGCAAACATTAATTCAGTTGAAAATGTAGCTGATTTTTGTCCAGGACTAACTTCTACCCATGCAGATGTATTATCCTTGTGTGCGAGTTCTCGCATTGCTCTTGTTAAATCTAATGTATCAGATGTTGAATACGCAACCGCAACACCATCTACATATAATCGCAACAAAGAGCCGTTCATTATTCCAGTTGTAGCCATTTTGTTTTATTTTAATTTTGACTTAATCTTGTTTCCTTTTTCCATTTCAGTATCGTAATTTATGTCATGTTCGTCAACTTGCATTTGTTCCATTAACTGTTCTTCGTTGACAATTATTGGTACATAAACTACTTCCTTTTCTGGCTCTTTTGTAGGCATAATTTCTACATCAGCACCTTCATAAAGTTTAGCAACACCTAATTTATATAAAGATGACGCAAAAGTATCTAAGACCTCGCATACATCACCTTTCTTAAAATTATTATGTTCTTTTAAAAAAATTATTCTCATAGTCTGTTTATTTTAAATAAGAAATCTATTGCTATCCAATATATTTTGTCTTCCATTACAGGATCACCAGTCGTTTCATCTTCAAATATACACCAATCTAAATTAACTGAATTATAAGTTCCTCTTAGGTTATCAAATTTATTTCTTAAAGCTATGGCAACATTTTCACTTGTGTCATAATTTTTGGAGTAAACAAAAAAAGTAACCTTAACCATATCTAAAGGACTAACAATATTTTTTACTCTTGTGGGCTGAGTGTTTACTTTAGAAAATGTTATGTAAGGATAAGTTACAGTATTAGGTGCTTCCTCCGGATAAACTCTTGTTCCTACTAAACCAACAAGAGTAGCATCACTTGCAACAACGGCATATATTAATTTTCCTATGTTCATTGTATTCTATAACTTAACCCAGCTTCTTTAGCATTCTGATTTATTAAACTATGTGTACCCTTAATTACTACATCCCTGGATGCATGAAAGGCTTTTAAAAACCCTTGCAACAATACTTTTGTTTGAAATGCAACCGCACTACCGTAAAGAAAATTTGTATAATATGCATCGGCCTTATTAACACCATCAAATGGACCTCTACTAACTTTAGTAGGATAATTTTTAAGTGTACCAATTACAATCGTTTCAATTCTTTTTAACCTTGGTTTAAAAGGGTTAAGAACTTTTACTGATTTTCTTAAATGACCTGGTATAAATGATGCCCTATATTCTTTTTCGGTACTTTGACCCGTTTTTTTATTTGTAGTTTTTTTTGTAAAATACCTATAGTGAACACCACCTTTGTAAATAGGAATTTGAGGCTTAACCGCTGCAACCATTGGTTCTGCGGCATTGTGTAGTATATCCATTTTCTTTGCGTCCCAATCTTTTTTAAAATTAGTTCGCATCATCCTTAATGCGTCTTGTACGTCTCTATCAAATATTTGCCATTCAACATTAAAATCTTTTTCAACAAATTTACCTTGTTGTTCAGCACGTCTTGTTTCTACACGCAACTTAGCATAATCTACTCCTCTATTAGTATTCGTAAATGATAACGGTCTTCTTGGCATTAGTATCCTTGTCTAAAGAAACCCATTGCGACTATAATTGATCTATCATCAGAATAGGCAACTGTTTCAATTTGGTAATAATTTGAACGATACAAAAATCTACTGTTTACAGAAATATTAACATTATAACGTAAAGTAAATTTTATTTTTTGTTGTGCAACAATCCTATCAGCCTCTTCCTCTTCAAATCCAGATGAGTAATCAACTTTTGCCCATACAGTTTGTATATTAGTCCAACTTTCTGATTGAAATCCACTATCAGATTGAGATATGGTTTTATTTTGAATAATAACCCTTTCTCTCATTTTACCAATTACCTCACTTTTATTATACCCAATCATATTTATATCGGTTTAATAAAACATCACTTGCATTTGGCATTTTATGCATAGCATCAGTTCTGTTGTCGTACATTGATGCAATCATTTTTAATACCGCTATCCTAATGTCTGAAGGACAATCTGTAGCAGCAGTTCCATATCCAGCAGTATAAGTAATAGTCACATCGTTTAAAGACAAGTAAGTGTCCGGAAAGTCTTGATCTACTGCTTCACCTATAATGCCTCTAAATGTATCTACCTCATATAAACTTGGTGATAATACTTGAGAAACACCATTCTCATCTAAATAAGTAATAGATGATACCGCAATACAAGGATATACTAACAATTTAATTACGTTTTCATAATCAGTTGCTACTTTGTAGCTTGATGGAAAACGCTCTAACTTTTGTACAATAGTTTTTGTAAG